GTAGGAATCATATCCTTCTTCTTAAAGAACTTTGATTCAGATAGAATCGCAGAGTCTTTGATAGTTGTGTTCTTTTTAATTTTGTCTAGTATGCTTGCCATATTAACCTTTCAGGAATTCTAACAGTTTCTCTTCAGTAAGTAAACCAACATTTCGTTTAATTTCTTGATCTTTATCATCGACTAAAACAATAGTTGGAACAGATCGAATTTTATATTCTTGTGTCATCATCATTTCATTATCAATGTCGTATTCTTCGATTGGAATTTCAATCTTGTCTTTAGCACCATTGATAACCATTGTAAGTCCTTTGCAGGGACCACACCACTCAGCATAAAATTTTAGTAACTTCATTTATATCTCCTATTATACATTAACTTTTGTTGCAAGGCAACTATGGATTGTTCTTGGAATGTGGGACATCAAAGACGAATGTAATCCTTACAATATCTCCAACATTCTTAGTTCCATGCTCTAACTTATTGTTAAACCAAAGTAAAGTTCCAGGTTCAACTCTTACAGTTTCATCTCCAACTGTATAGTCGTATGTTCCTTGTATTGAAAGATGATACCTGTCTCTTGTTTGATAATAACTACCGATGTCAATATGTTTTCCAACTCCACCACTTACTGGTAGCGATAAGAATCCACATCGACTAAACTTTTTAAAATTGCGTTTAAGAAAACCTACAATTTCTGTGTGATGATTTATGGCAGGAGTTGCGATACAAATCTCTGTATCTCCAACATATTGAGATTCATCCTCAACACCACCCATTACAATCTGTAAAACTCCTGCTTCAACTTCAGGAAATCCACGATCCAACATAGACTGTGCACCATCAATTGTAGTTTGAACTCCCCAATCTTGAGGATACTGTTGCAGTTGTTTTAGAATCTTTGATACATTGATTCCAGTTTTGATGATACGTATATTATCCAAAGAAATCTTCCAGTGAACTTTCTTCTTGAGTCTTCCAACCTAGTGGTTCAATAACAATTTGTAGTGCGTCTAAAAATACCTTTTCAAACATCTTGTCATAATCTATGTATGCTTCCATTTTAAACTCTTTTGGAAGAACCTGAGGGAATGCAATCACATCTTCGTTAAAAGGATTAGGTGTACGAGCATACACAAACTTAATCTTATCTCCATCACGGATTGGTTGATACTTCTTATCGATACCCAAACGCTTGCAGTGATGATTGAACAACAATGAACCACGAACATGGATTGGTGTACCCTTTGTATAAATTGGAGAGCCTGCATACTGCTTCAATCCATTCACACCTCTCGGGAAAGCAATCTCTTGAATCGGTAATTTGTCAAACTCTTTTCTAAACTCCATAACATATGTATGAAGATCTTTTTGATCACCTGCGAGGATAACCTGAAGCGAATCACGCAACTTTGTGCGAATAACGGCAGGTGTAGATGACTTGACCATCTCAAGACCCATAACTTTGATCTTAGGTTTCGCAAACTGCACTCCTTCTGAGTTGTGAACATTAATGACATATCGTTTCTTGGCAGTCCAGATGGCTTTGTCCGCAAGAACTTCTCGCTTCATAACCATCTTCTGACTATATGCATTCATGTAATCTGATAGTTCGGTGTAGCCTTGATCAATGAATGGTTGGAAAACATCTTCGCAGATCTTATCCATATACTTAATTTTCTGCTCAGTGTTCTTACCTTCGCAAACTTTCTCGATTAGATGTTCAAGTGTAAGATAGATTGAATCAGTGTCAATGGCAATAACGAAATCTTTACCCTCTGTCTTGAGAGTCTTGTTGAGGAATGCATTCAACTTGTTTGCCATCCAACGAATGGATAGTTGACCAGAAGTTGTAATACCTTCAGCCATTCTAATATCGAAATAACGGAAGTACTGATTACCCATCGCACCATAAGCAGAGTTAAGAGCAATCTTCATTGCCATCTGCAGGTTGTTCAATCGACTAATATCTTTTAGCAGGTGAACCTTTGTCTTGTCGTTTTGGTATTCTTGTTCAATCCTCAACATCTGTTTCTTAAACTTGGAACGATTCATATACATCTCTTCCATCAACTCAGGCATAAACCCTTTGATGTCTTTGCGATATGTCCAACCATTTGCAGTCATGGCAAGGTCTCTGCGCTTGAGATAGTCTGTATCAATCTCTTTATTAAGTAACTTGTCAACAGTCACTGATAACTTCTCGGATGTCAGAGTTTCTGGACTGATGTTATACTGCATAATCAAGTGAGGATAAAGACTGTTCAAGTCAAAGGAAACAACCCACTTGTGCATACCAATCATTGGATCTTTAACATAAGCACCTTCGAATTGAGCATCTTTACCAGAGTATGCCTTTGTTGGAATCACAATACCTTTCTTGCGCAGGTGATTGTAAATGATAGTGTCCCACATACGAACCTGAGAATAAACATCTTCAGGATTAATCTTCGCATTGTATGCCATGGTCAGGTGCAACTCAAGCAAACGCATCTTGTCTTCTAGTTTGTCAACCAACTCCACGTCATGAATGTTATACTCAACAAAGTCTGTCCAGTGGTTTGTATAGAAATCTTTAAAGTCATTTCCTGGATTTTCTTTCTTAGCATCATCTAGTTCTTCACCAGCAATGTAATCCAAACGATATGACTCTTGCTTTGTATATGTATATTTCTTGTAAAGTTCAAGATAGTCCAGCTGAGAAATACCTAGAATATCATAGTGAATCTCTTCGTTACCTTTGATGAATGTCTTGCGCTGATTAACATAACCCCATGGACTAATCTTATTAGCAAATGTATCACCCAACTCTCGCTGAATACGATGAATCAAATAAACATTATCGAAGAAGTCTGTGTTCCAACCAGTGATGACATCTGGATAATTACCCTGCCACCAAATCATAAACTCTTTGAGCATCTGTTGTTCGTCACGACAGTTGACCATCGTTACATCTGGACGAGTAGATTTATACTCACCATACTTTGTTTGAGCAAAGGTAACAATCTTCTTGGACTGAAGATCCTTGATAGTGATTAGCAGAACTTCTTCATTGGCAGACTTGATATCTGGGAATCCATTCTCAGTTTCAGTCTCAATGTCAATGGTGTAAACTTTAATCTGTTCCATATCCCAGTTGATATCGTCTTCGTAAGTGTCACTGATGTATTGATATGCGTAATTGGTATTACCATAAACAGGGAACCCCTCAACACCATCATAGCGTTTGATGAAGTCTCGAGTCTCACGAATACCTCCAGGTTTTATTTCATCAACAAATGTATCTTCCAGAGTCTTCCATTTTGATTCGACTTTAGAAGTGACAAAAAGCGTAGGATAGAAATCTATCTTACGCTGATATGCTCTGCCATTTTGATACCCTCTAACGAGGATCTTGTCGCCTATTGCAGCGACACTGGTATAAAATTCCATTAAACTTGTTTTCCATATAGCAACATCATTGCGTCAAGTGCGCAGTCGTGAACAGGATGGTGCTTGATAACTTCGTGTCGTTTGAAAAGAGGATGCTCTACTTCTACATAGCCATTCGTGGTTCCAAACATAATGTCAATCGCAGTTCTGACATCTCTCCATACATTATACCCTGTAATCTCTTGCAAGGCAAATTTAACAGCAAGCGAATCAATTGCCATCTGGTCTAATGAACCTCGTGCCCACATAGTTTGTTTATCGGCATTTGGGAATTGTTTCATGTAATCATAAAACTTTTGCATTCCATTTTCCACATTCATGTCTTCACGAGATGGATCAAGAGAAGTCTTACGAACATATTCGTGTTGACCCTTCCACCAATCAAGTGTAGACTTAGAAGATGAACGACCAACTGATAATTGTTCTTTGACATCAAACTTTACAAAGCATGCATTGTCTAACAAGTCTTGATAGGTTGGTCGTTTCTCTGGATCAAAGTGAACCATAGCTGCAGAAAGAACCACACAGTTGGATTCTACTCCCAGCGTTTCCACATCGAACATGAACATTAGAATCCTCTGCCTTGTCCCTCTTTGGTGAAGAATGCATTAATCTTTTGGTCTTTAGTCCAACCATTAGTATAATCATTATCTTCATCACAAAGAGCCAATGCTTCATCTTCAGTCATAACACGATGGCTAGTAATAACTTCTTGAAGTGCCAACTGAGAAAACTCTTTGGCATCTTCCATTGTTACATCATCCATGGCATACTCAGGATTAGTTGCTGGTGCTTCGACCATGTAACGCATACGATAAGACATAATTGCTTCGACCAATACCCATACCGAACCTTGTTTCAGTTTAGTTGGTTTCTCCAACTCTTCAATACGAGCAGTCAATACGCTAACAGCAGTATTGAAATGACCAGTACCCTCACTGTAAGGATCGTAACGATCAAGCAAAACTTGTCGTTCTTGTTTCAACATGTCAATATATTCTTTAGTCATCATTATAACCTTTTATTGCTAACGCTTTGTTTAAAGATTTCTGCGCATGACGCAGACCGAATTCCATCTCATTCTTTTGTGCTTTCAATACATCTATCTCACGATAGTTCTTTTGACACTGGTCATATAACTCTGTCGTGTCTTTCTTAAGTTTTTCAACCCAAGCATTTACTTTATGAATTGTTACCCATGTTCCATCTGCTAGTTTAGTATGTCCATCACGAATACGAAATTCGTCAGTCCATCTTTCATTTAATTTGTAACTTGGCATCGATTCAAACAAAAACAATTCTTGTTGTTGTAGTTTCTGTAGGAGAACATCAAAGTTCTTTTCCATATTTTCTTTACCGTAAAACATTATTCTTCTTCCTCATCTTCATCAGACTGATAGACTTCTTCTTTACCAACCATTGCTGCATGAATATCGCAGAGAGTTGTATGCCAACCATCGGTGTATGTTTTTCCTGGAGCACCACACATTTCACATGTACGATAACTCATAGACTCTGCAAAACTAATATAGTTGTAATGTTTATCAGTTGCAGCCTGAACATAGAATCGAAGTCCACCGAACTTTTCTTTCACCTGAACCGCAACTGGAACTTTAAGAGTTTCTTCATCAAGTTTAGTCTTTGCTTCATCAAGTGCTTCTTGTGTTACTGTTTTTGTCCCATAAAGAACATTACCAATACCAACTTCTGCGAGATGATCATAACGACTTTTTGCACCACGATATTCAGAAGTCAACATACCGCAAAGAGTATCGATGATGTTGTACCATCCATCGCCACAATCAAATCCCCAACACATGGCTGTGTTCTGCATGTTCTCATGACGATCTTTAAAGATCAATGGATATCCTGCACAGAGTGCTTCGTCTAATTCTTTTCTCACGATAATTCCCTACTCATTTGTACCTGCCACCACTTATACAAGTCCTCATATGCTTTAAGCACTTCATCGGGTAACTTACTACCCTTAGCAATTTCTGCTTCAATTGCTCTTCCAAGTGCACGAGCCAATCTAATTTCTTCAATATCAAACATATCAACTCCAAGTCCTATGGTCTTCTGCTACATGCTCAAGTCCATCGTATTCGTGGATGTGCCACTTGACATCATCTGGAATTTCCACGATGGCAATATCTGCTGCCCAACTGTTTGCTTCTTTACCCATCTCTTCAATCACTGCGATCAAATCTGGATCTGCACGATCTTGAGTCATGTCATAATCACTTAGGTAGTGTTCATCAACACCAGCATAACCTGCATCATAATAAGATCCACCGATGAATGAACGACCTTCTTCTGGTTCAACTCTATCGAATGCGATACCCTTACGATCCAATAACTTCTCAAACGCTACATTTGAGATACCGAATCCACCAAAACATCTATTAATTGCTACTTTCATTTTATTACCTTTGAATTATCTGCAACATCTTTGTCATCACGCAGTTCAATGAACACTGGGAGGAACAGAGATTCTTCTCCAGTTTTGTTCTTGATCCTAGCATTATACTTCACTGCCACGATTTTGTCAACTAAATTTTCTTTCCAATATTGCTTTCGTTGTGCATCATTGAAACCAGATCCTACATTTACCTTTACAATTCCATCTGCTGATTCGCAGATAATTGCACCTAGCATACCTACTGCTTTACCCTTACCTTCTTCGACTGCAACAATCTTCAGATCGCATTCTAATTCACCTTTGAATTTAATCTGAGTTTTGCTACGCTTGTCTTCCCATTCACCACCACCATCTTTAAGAATGATACCTTCATATCCATCTGCAAGATAGCCTTGGAAAATCTCTTGTGCTTCATCCAAAGTTTGTACGATGGTAGATGTCACAGTCCAAATCTTTTTACCATCTGACTTTTGTTTATCTACAATTGCTTGTAAAGTAGAGAATCGTTTTGAGTATGGAGTCAAACAATGTCCATCAACGAATGCTACATATGGAATCAAATCCCAAACAGTTGCATGAACCAGTGCTGCTTGTTCTGCAGAGATTGTTCCCTTGTTTGCTTTGTTAAGGATACCATTACCAGTCTGACGATCTGCAAACTGATGTTCATCCTCAAGCATTACAAGTAGTTCACCATCAAAAACACAATCAATAGAACCAGCAAGAGAAATAAACTCTTGCTCCAAATTGCCAAGTAATAAAATCTCTTTGCCATTTCTACTCCTAAATTCGCACTTGCCATCACGGACAATTGCATTGAATCTCATGCCATCCATCTTCATTTGAGCATAGGCTGGGAATTTAATCTTGTCAACTAACTTCTGTTCGAATGGACTACATAACATACATGGGTATTCAGGAATCAAACCAGACCAAACTTTGTTGGCAGTTGATACATCAACACCACACTTCAAATCTTTTGCTATAATTCTCTCTAATACTTTAGCATCATCGGCTGATACGGATGAAAGAAGCATACGGAGATATTCAATTGCTGCATTACCAGTAACAACTCTTTCTTTCAAGTCATACAATGCAAGCATGGCTTGAGTAAGACTTGTTTGATGTTTGTCTGTGGTGTACTCAGGAATCTTTCGTTGATAGAATTGAGTAAATGGATCCAGTGCTAGCCGAATAACCTCACGCAGAGTTTCGTTATCGCTTTGTGCGTTTAATTGGTCGATTTTGAAATTGCGTGAGGCATTTTCAGCAAGACTGTTTAAGAATTCATTTATGTTCATTCAATACTCCATCAATATGTTTACACTTACCATGATATTTAAAACCGATGCAACTACAATACATGCCATGCTCTGACTTCTCTACAGTATAGACATGGTCTTTTGTACCTTTGACTTCCCAAATCTGATGAGTTGGCTCTTGTCCTTTGAAGTACATGTTGCGTTTGATAACTTTGAATTTACGATATCGAGTATCAAATCGAATTGGATTCTTGAACATCATAAAGTCTTTGGGATTATTCTTCTTGAAGTAACCAAAGATTTTGTCCATGGATTCAGACATGATGTAGGTATGGTTACATGCCGTACCTACATCCCACTGAGTAATTTCTCTAGCAAGAATCATGCTACTTCCATTTCTTTGAAGTAACCATAAGGCAGACCCTGCGTGAAGCAGAAGTATTCATAGTCACCATTAACACCCTCAGCATCCATAAGCCAAGCAATGACACGCTGACGATTAGTACCAGTGTGCATAAGATTAGTCACACGATCTTCGAAGCGAACAATTGCTTGGGCTTCGCTTTCTTTGCGAGCAATTTCTTCCTGCTCGATAACACGACCCAGCACTTTGAATTCTTCTTCAAAGTATTCCAAAGACCAGCCACTGGTATCGACACCACGAGGACGAACACCATAAGCATCCTTATACATATCCCAATAGATACATTGTGCTTGCTCAATCGGTGACATTTCTTCCCATGACATCATATTAAAATTCTCCATTCAATAAAACAATTAT